ATACGACCGCTGAGAGAATATCTCTGACACTCATTAATAACTCGGCGCCAATCAGGCGCAAACCTGATGATAAGTTCAGCCAAAACTTTTTTATCATATTCAATACCTTCCTGTTCTAGAATTTTAGTCAGACGCTTCATAAACTGCATAGACAGTTCAGCAAGCATCTTCTTATTAGTGTTAAACTCATAGACGCCACAACGTGAGTGCAATGGCTCAATGATACGATTCTTGAAGTTACAGGTGAGAATGAACCGGCAGTTACTGGAAAACTCTTCAATGAATCCACGAAGAGCTGGTTGGAACGATTGTGCATTGAGGTAATCAGCCTCGTCAAGGATAACTACTTTGTATCCGCCAGTCAGAGATACAGAGGATGCAAACTGTTTAATCTTATTGCGAAGGGTGTCGATGTTACCTTCCTCAGAACCATTGATCAAGATGTAGTCTAGATCGAGTTCATTACACAGCGCTTTGGCTACAGTGGTCTTACCCAGACCAGCAGTACCTGTAAAGAGCATATTAGGAAGTTCTCCCGAAGCCAGGGTCTGCTTGAAGGTATCGAGCAGGGACTTCGGGAGAATACAATCATCGATCTTCTGTGGACGGTATTTTTCTACCCAGAGAAAATCATCATTCATTATGTAGTGCCTTACTGTTAGAGTAAAAAGATTATATCACAGTTAGGGGTCAATGTAAACAGGTTAGTCTTTTTTAGCTTTCAAACCTGTAACGTAAGAGAATGAGCAGCCTTGGAGAAAATAAGTCATGTGATCAAGAAGCTCTGTAATCTCTTCGGCCTTAAAAGTATGGTAGACGCGACTATCTACTTCACCTTCAGGATCGTAGGTAATACGCTCCAAGGTGTATTCATCAGTCCATTTATCCATACTATTCTTCGTCCTCAGCCTCTGCGGCTTCTTGTTGACGTTCTTCGGTTTGTTGGATCAGCTGTACACACTGATCACGGAGTCCACCCACAGTGGACAGCTCTTCACCTTTGAAAGCACCACGCTGCACGATTGCATCGATGATAGCAATAGATGATCGAGCGACTTTCAGATTCAAATCAAAATACTGAGCTTCGTTCATTAGAAATATTCCTTTTATTTTTTCTCTAGAGCAATCCAATATTGGACATTACGGTCAGTGTTTTTAAAGTGACTGACCAATTTACTTGAAACCTGTACCTCGTAGTCACCGGGCATAAGTTTCAAATTATCGATACCGATGGTAAATCCACTACTAAGATCACCAAAGACTTCACCGTCAACACGAATAGTGAAGTTATTGGCAGTAGCATTCTTTGTATCGGTAATGATTAGTTTAACGGACTCATCATCTGAAGCAATCTTGATCTGTTTGTGACCAAGTGCAGAAGCTGCCCGCTTGAGTTTATTATGTATATCCTGTGTTAGGACAAACCGTACCTCTGGATCAGGCATGGTGACTTCCTTACTAGGAGGTTGAGTCAGCATATCGATATCAGAGTAGTAGTACTTAATGCTAGAACCGTTACCTGCCAGAGACAGGGAATCTTCATTAAACTGAATTTCAGCGTCATCAACCAGACTCATAACACGTACGAGTTCAGTTGCATCATAGATGCCAAAGTCCATGGGAATGGGTTCATCGAGCTCAATCTTAGCCATGACGTTCTTGGCCTCAGATACAATACTCAATGACGTACCCTGTCTGAACACAATATTCTGGTTAATTGACCCGAAGTTCTGTAGCACCTCGAGCATGTCATTCGCTTGCATTATCAAATCCTTCTTCTAAATCATGCGTGTGCATAGCCATAATCGCATAGTGTGCGATCTTCATCAGGTCATCGCGATTGCGTCCACCTTTCTTTCCATAGCGCTGAGCATACTTCATTACGTTGCCAAGACAAAAGCCCATGCCGTGTCCTGCATCTACGATAAACTCAGTAGCTTGAAATCTTTGTTTGGAGTAGTGTGAACCATACGTCTTATCGATGTAAGCTTGTAGCTGGTTCATAATTTTATCTTCACTGTATTTGTACATAATAAAGTCCGTAGTTAATCGATTAAGGTATCATACCATATTTTATGGTGTTTGTACATACTAAAAATTAAATCATGCTCCATTTTACGCCTGCCTCATTAAACATTTGAGTTGTGCGCTGCCATGAATCTTTCCATACCTCTGGAATATCCATACGAGGTACGACGACTTTTTTGATACCAACCTGAATAATACCTTTTGCACAATCTGAGCAGACAGGCAAACCGTAGACATACAGAGTTGCACCGTTCAAAGAAACGCCGTTGTATGTAGCATTATATATCACATTCATCTCGGCATGTACAACATATTTGTACTTGGTTTCACGATTATCGTATCTAATTTTAGTATCTTGAATACCACGAGGGAAACCATTGTATCCCTGTGACAGGACTTGGCCTTTGTCTCCGATGGCAACTGCACCGATTTTACTGGATGGATCTTTTGACCAGGTCGAGACTTCCTTGGCCAAAGACATGTAGCGTTCATCCCATTTCATTACATGAATTCCTCTAGAGGTGATTTTTCTGGTGGATGGCCTTGACGCTGATCCCAGCCTGAGACCCATCCGGAGTTATTAGTTATATCACTTGATACATGATCAAATGTGTCATCACTCCGTGGAACATAGTTCTGACCAAACCGCACAAAGTCACAGAGAACATCCTCGTTATCCCTGGGCGCTCCACCCATCCGCTCACATAGAATATCCATGAAAGCATCGGTAGTATATCCAGATGAAAGCTTTTGCATACAACGTACTGCATTATTACCAAAGTAGCCGTGTGACATATCGTCTACCAAGTCTTTGTGATAATCACCTAGATCATATGAGAAAGCAGCATAAACGAAATTAAATCGTTTGTGACCTTGACTCAGGTTATACTCATTGAGATAATCCACAACTTGTTTGTGTGTCTTCTTGTCTCCCATGTGCAACCAATCGATCAGCTTATCCAAAAGCCCAGGTAGTTCCTCAGTGATATAGTCAACTACACTTACACCTTTACGTGGAGCAGGTGGTTGGTTACCAATGGACGTAAAGGTAGGAATCTTGTTTGCCTTACGTTCCTTGATATTTTCAATCATCTCACCAATAGATTCCATTGTTCCCCATTCGTGAACACAATTATTACGATATCCATGGTCACGGGTAAATGAAGCACCTGAGCCTGTTGCTCGGTGTGCCAGGTAAGCAAAGAACCAAGTCTTGAGGTCCCACTTATCTGTTACATAATTATCACAAAGATACCAGTGTTTTAGTCCTAAAGATGGATTATTAATTTGGTGGTGTCGTTTAGGAGTTTCCGATCTGAATTTTAAGTCCTGTAAAACGTTGGAGAATCCAGCAGCGTTTCGGGTATAACAATCATAGATATCGATTGCCTGCATTAATGGATCATTAACTTCTCTATCTGCATCAGGACCTTCGTACGGAAGCTTTCCCCAGTTACAGTTAAGCTGCAGCCATTTAGCACGTGGGTAATAGTAATGGACTAGTACGTCGATTGCTTCTTCATTCAACCACTTCATTCACCCCACTCCCGGAAAGAGTTGGTTTCTTTGATAACATCTAGATTTTGCAATACAGGTTCCTTTCCTACATTCCAAAAGAGAATATCCTTGCCAGAGTTCTTTGGGATATATTTCCACACCTTTCCGTCATAAGTGTCGATCACGGGGAAATCTGGTAGGTTCTGGCACTGTTCTGGCTTAGTAAAGGCCAATGGTTCTGAGATAGCTTCTGCCTTACCCAACTCACCATTTTTCATATTTCGTGCCACACAAACAGATACAAACTCAGTATCAGGCCAGGCGATTTGCAAAGCACGAGTCAGAACGCCGGTAGATGTTGCACAATATACCTGGTCAGGAGCATCGATCTTCATAGCAGTCTTAACAATACCAGCTGTGACCATCTCATGCTTTAGACCTAACGGGATAAAAAATGCATTATCGTGTTGATCAGCCCATTCTTTGGCAATCTTGTTGAGATTAGGCATTGCAGCGATTCTATGAAAAGAAACCTCAGCGCCACGTTCGATACAACAAGCTTGATGCATGGAGATTTGTTTAGATGAAGGCATGAAAAGTTTAACGTGTTTGTCATGGTGACTTGCTACGTCTAGAATCGATACACCAGCCAAGCCTGTTCTGGGTTGTACATAAACTAAAGTATCAATATGGTCAGGTAGAGAGGAGATCAAGCAATCACCTCCACGAACCTTTGAGCCTACTAGGTAATCATCACGTACAACACGGATACCTTCATGTTCAGTGATCACAGGAGGACCATATGGGTCTTCCCAGTCTTTTGCTAAATCTAAATAATATTCCTGACATTCTTGTGGATCAGACCAAGGAAAAGGTCGGATATCTTTATTCACACCATCGATAACGTGGTTATTATGTGCCATTATATACCTCAGAACAAAGTTGCTGTTGTCACCCCAAAATCTTCACGACGATAAGAGGGAGGTGCAATGTGGAAGCTAGAACCAAACTCCATGTGGGTTTCAGCATAAGCCTTAGGGTCCATAGTATACCAATCAGATGGTGGAGCTACCACATTAACCTTATGCCTATTTAGCTCATCAATAAAGCTATTAGTAACAATACGTCGTTCTTGAACTGATCCATAGAATGGAGAATCTTTATAGAATCCGGACTTAGGAATCTTACGGCCTTCCCACTCTACAGGAACAGGGTATGCGTATGAAACTTTACACCCATGATCCCTTTCTAGCTCTGACCCTTGTTTAACATATTTGTTAATTAATTTAGTAAGACTATCTTTCCATTCGTTCTGTCTCAGAAGGTGATGGCGGATATCAATTGAACCAAATGAAAGAGTAATATCACCTTTAATAGTCATCCCTCTAAACATAGTTTTTAAACCAAGCTGCAATGCGCCATACAGAGTTTTACCGTCATTACGAAGAACAGCGTCATTTTTATTACTGAATGCAATCGTATGGCTATCACCCATAGTAATACCGCTTATTGTGCGAGTTTCTATATTATCATTTTGTTTTAGTAATGTTACAGTTTTCTCAAAGGCTTCGAGCTTATCAAACCACTCGTCAGTGAAACCCTTGTAAGTCGTCTTAGCACCAATACGCTTTCGAAGTGAACTGCAGAGATCAAAAGGCCAATCAAGGCATACGACTCTCTTACACTGCATGACCAGATTCAATCGGTCGAACAGTTCTTGGTTTGCACCACCAAATAGATTTAGAGAACCTGAGTAGTTTGCACCAAAGTCAATGTAGACGATATCGTGATTCAGAATATTTTCTGAGCATTTGTTATCGATAACAGCATTTAAATGATGCTTCCACACCTTAGACCATCCTAGGGTATGGGACTTTTCGTTTTCAGGAATGTTATTGATGGGATTAGTTATAACAGCCATTATTTCACCAGATCAAAGTGTCTTTCATATACATGCAGGTTTTGTACCTGCCAAGTGATCGTACCTACTTCCATCTCTTTACGATAGTCTGCATCCCAAGCTCGGCTAAGGTAGATAGAGTTATAGTCATGTGTCAATTGAGATAGTACGTGATGCTGCCAGGCATAATCATTCTTGTATCCATATACTACATCATTTGAGCGCATTTGTACAACACAATTTACCTTACCGTCACGAATATAATATGTTACGGCATTGGTGCAGATAAAATCATTTTTATCGTTTTCATTGTATTCATGCCAGATAGATGGACGTTGATAAACCATGGTAGCACGGCGGCTATCCATGTTACTCAGCAGCTCATCTAGAACTTGACCATATTGATTATAATACTTGTCAGAATAGATTAGCTTACCGTAGTTGGAATTAATTTCACCATAACCATTAGCTGCAATCTGCCACGCCTTAGGTGGTTCATCACCATAGCTGATATCATTAATGTTATTAGACATGATCTGATACCAGTCAAGTTCAGCTTTGACATATTCTTCATTGACAGTGCCAAAGATAGCTGGCTCATCTGCAACGAAAGACGCACCGATCAGCTCAATGGTTTTGCTGCCGGTGCGATCAGTTGTAAACTCTTCATTGGCCAAAGCCTGAATAAAATGTTGGCGGATATCTGATACATTCATTTTGTAGTCAACCTTTCAAAATCTTTTGTAACACTCTGTGCCATAATCATATTGTAGGCACCTGCATCTTCCTTACGGCCATACTGCTCAAACAGTTTCTTGTGTTCTTGTGCATGGTCATACGGAGTTAGATATACAAGATTCTCAGCAACATCTGTCCCTCCCAAGAACTTAGGGACAATATGATGCCGGTGAAAACCTTTCTTGGGAGGGAGTTCCATAATTGTTACCTATTTTAACTCGTCTGTCCTGTTATTGCTCGATAAGTTAACTTTTCAAAATTAGAGTGTTCATCTTTGTATTTTTGTTTAAGGTCATATAAACTCCCTGCTACAGTTTGACAAAGTGAATCTTCATCATATTCGCTTTTTCTCATTTTACTTTGTTTAATAAAATAAGAAACTGAAACCTCTTCAATGATATTGCCGTTTTCATAAATTGCAATTTGGCCAGGATTAGTATAAAACCCGAGCGCGTGGGTTTTATCGATTGCCTTACAATTTGAACCATACCCACGACCAACAGAAGGGGCGTTTGATAAAAGATCAGTTGTTATACCTATATGTGTTAACATTTTTAATCTACCTTTTTATTGAACATATCACGGTCAAGGTCTTGACCATCCATCTTGCCACGAAGATACATTACAGCAAACGATGCGTAGTTGATCAGGTCTTTGTAGGTATCTTCAAGAGACTCAAAGTTGGGGTTAGATGTGTTACTTTCTAGTAAAGACTGTGCGCGGTACATTTTACCTTGCATAATGTCATGCAGAGAATCGATACCACGACGGTAGTGCATTGCTTGAGTAACGTTAGAGTTGGGGTTCTGATAGTCTTGACCTTTACGGATTTGCAGGTCAATACATTCTTGTAGAACTTTTACGGATTCACGATCTACCATGTTGGTCTCCAAGTTCGTGTAGCATCTGAGTGCTCAAACATCTGGTCAGCCCGAGCATCAGTAATAGTATCAAGTTTCATGCACTTTGTAAACAAGTAATTTCGTACTTTTTTACCATTCCAATTAATAATTTCATAATTCTCCTTATGATTAGTCATAAGATATAGGTTAATAGGGTCATTTTCATTTTCAGGCACCTGAACAAAAAATAATGCATCAACTGAATCACATTTTTGCCATTGGCCAGAATGAATCCAAAATCCATTATGCTTAATGTTTTTTCGTTGAGTTTTTACCTCATACTTAATTTTACCAATAGTACCATCTTTTTGAGAATCATACCAATCATCTGTTTGTACGGCAAACTTAAGACTTTCTTTTACGATATCTTCACCGAGTTTTCCGATAGCGAGTTGGTGATCTTTATTTGTCAAAGAATTCAACATCAGAACTTTCCTGTATTACCTGTGTGATCCGGACCTTCCCAACCTTCTGGCTTGATAAGGTCTGGAAGACCGAGTGGGTTAGGGCGAGATTCCTTAACACCAACTTCTTTAGACATGTTAGCCTTAAGAACTTCATCCCACGCTTTATGGGCATCGACACCAAAAGCATCGAGTGTGCCGATGGCTACAACACACAGATCAATGAGACCATCTACAAGCTCTTCTACATCTGCTTCTTGTGCTGCTTTACCTGTTTCATTAAGTTCCTCACTGAGGAAATTGAGTCGAAAGCCTAGGAACTGCGACATTTTAGTTGCACCCATTTTTTCGACCGCTTCATGTACACCGAACTTGGCATGCATTTCGTTAATATCTTTTACCCAATCTTTAGACATAGTAGTCTCCTAACATTAAAAATAGTATTATACAACAGAAAAGGGGGCTTGTAAACCCCCTAAATTATTTTATTTTTGAAAAGTTTTTATCTTTGTAGAACTCTATCTTGTGCTTGAATCTGTTATCCAGGATTTCCCCCTTATGCGAGATAACAAACACGTTAGCTGACTCACCGAGGGAGTAGATGATCTTAAACAAGTTCTCAATGCCATCATTATCCAGACTAGAGTCAAACGTTTCATCCAATACCAAAAGGTTGGTAGCCACACTGTTTTTCATACGTGCAATCTGGCGCCAGGTGAACAGCAGTGCCAAGTCGATCCGTTGCTTCTCACCTTCGCTGAAGGAATCATAGGAAAAGCTATCACGATGGCGTGACCGGATGGTTTCGTTAAAGGCTTCATCTAGCTCAAAGTGCACAAAGAAGTCTAGAGTCTGTAGATAGTTATTGATGTACTTGTTCATGACTGGCAGATATTGACGGATGATCTTGGTCTTGATACCAGTATCCTTCAGCATCTCCATCATCGCCCTAGAGTAGTCATGCTCCTGATCCAGCTCCATCTTCTCAGTGATCAGAGAATCCTTCTCGTCAATGTAGCTATCTAGCTCATTGGATGCTTCAACGATATTAGTCTTGGTATCTGATACCTGGGTGATTTCCTTCTCTAATTTGGCAATAGTCTTATGTGCCCAAGAAATCTTCAGGTTGTTCTCATTCAGTTCTGAATTGAGTTTGCGTTGTTCCTCAGCTTGTGTGGTCAGTTGCTCTACCTGTTCTTGGTAGGTTGCGATATCATTGTTTACCTTCTGATACGAGCTCTGGACTTCCTCGGCCTTCTTTGTAATCTCCGTTTTTTTCTCGTGTTTAATATCTTCA